AATCTCATAATATGAACTAGAATTGAGTTGAGGATAGAAATCTTTCCTCATGACAAACGATGTTTCATTTGATTGAATTGAGTCATCGGCAGAGTCTAAAACTCCATTAACTTTACTATATCTAAATTTACCAGAAAATTTCTCTACATCTGATTTTTTGATGTAGTCAATTAAACCATCCGTACACTTTGTCTCTATATCTCTAGATGTTAAATTTGTTTTGATTTTACTGTAAAATATATTACTCAGTACTTCAATATAAAGAACTGATGGATCAATTATTACAGGTCTTACTGAAGCGACCATGTATTTTCTAAGTTCTGATTCAATTTCTCTCTTTGTTGAAGAAGTTAACTTTGAACCACTCTTTGGCTTTACAATAATTTTTACAACACCATATTCGGGTGGAACTTCATCTTCACCACCATAAGAAATGATATCGGAAATATTTGGATATATTTTTGTGATAATAGGTTTAAAATCTTCTGCTGTAACTGCTCTATCTTGAGTACCGAAATATCTTGGAGCATTAAATTTAATATTATCAACAGTTTCAATATCAGAACCACCATCAGCACTGATCACATTTGTTACAGTTACTGTTGTTGGATACTTTGCCCCAGCATCATCAACTAAAATTCCATTAAATCTAAAATTGTTTGCTCCATTTGTTGTTGGGCCATCAGTAAGTAAATATGAAATTTCAATGTAATTTCCAGTTTCTAATTTTGTTCCAAAAATTCCATCTCCAAATGTGATCTCATATTTTTCATCACTAATCTCTTCAATAAAATATACAGCAGAAGATGGATCAATATCCAGAATATTATCAGACTGCGTAAACGCTATTTTAGAAGAACTTTGATTACTTGGATAAACATTAATTCGGATACTTGAAACATCCAAATTTGGATTGTTCAGGATAAAACGATTTTTTCCAGTCTCATCATACGTAAAATATTCGGTAACTAATGTTCCCTCATAAAGTTCTACGTTTGTAAAATATCCAATTCCATTTGAAACTGGAACTGTTACATCATCCAATACAACATAATTGTATAACGAATTGTCAAAATTAGTAATAAATCCACTTCCTCTCTTCAACGTATAAGAAGATGGTTTATTTTGACTGGTAACTGTAGTTGTAAAATCAACAGTTGCCTTTGGCGCAACTCTAGACTTTGGTTTGTATCCTAACTGCTTCGCAATTCTTACTACATTATCACGAAGAGTAGCAGAATCAATAAAAAACTCGTTAGCAATTAAATTTGTGTTAAATGCCGTATAGTAAGTATTATAGGCAAGAACATCCAGAATATGAGATAGAGCAGATCCTTCAAAGTCGTAGTCGCTAAATTCCGACTTTGATCTCATGTAAGTCTTGAGATTTTCTTTAATCTCAAGATAATCTAGATTGTTTAGCTGTGTATACGGCACTTTATGGTCTCTCCAGGAATAGATTTAAAGCAATTGGTCCATCATTTCTTCCTACAATTACAAAACTTAAAAGAACTTCAAATCCATTCTGAGTTACATCAGATTTCACTTCAATGGTATCAATTGAAATTCTTGGTTCATATCTCCTCAGAACATCTTTAATTTCTTCTGAGATCAAACCAGCAGTAATTGAACTGAGAGGTTCAAACAACAATCTCTGTAAATTTGTTCCAAGTTCACTGTCAAAGAATCGTTCAGTTTTTCTTGTATACAACAAATTGGACACTGCCTGACGAATTGCGGCAGTGTCCTTTTTCGTTACCACATCTCCAGTTATGGGATGAGGTTTAAACGCTATACTCAGATCTTTGAATGTCTGAAATGTAGGCACAAGAATAGATTATAACTTCTTTGCTATTTATTATCACTCATGCCACCTTTCAACAAAATCATCAAAACCACCGGCACCTCCACATGGTCTTGAATAACGATCTTCTGGTACGTCGTACTTTTTCTGTTTTACTCTATTGAGCAGTTTGTCTGATGCTGGATCAGTAATTAATTTCATCCCAGATTGAATAAATTCTTGACTTTTATCAACTGGACTGAGAGCCATAAAAAACCTCCTAAAAGAACTACAAAAAGTAGAACTTTTTAGGAGGTTTCTATCTCCTCAAGTATTTATTTGCCTTGACCGCGATATTTTTTCTTTGCTCCATTTCTGGAAGTCGCTGCTAACTTAGTATTTTTGCTGCGACCTTGACGGGTAACTTTGGGAGTACCTTCAACATGAGGTGCTCCAGTAAACGAGGGTCTCTTTGCCATATGTTCTCAACTGATTGCTTTACGATTCTAGCACCTTCTTATGAAGGTAGTCAAGTGTTTCGGATAGAGTTTCATAAGTCTCAGATCCTGGACGCTTGTACATAATCTTAAACTGACTCAGTTTCTCCTCCAAGACTTTGATTCTCTTCTCCAAGGAACTCAATTGCTTGGTTATTTCCAGTGACAGTTTCTTGTCTTCTAAGTTGTCCATAACGTGTCTCCACACTCATATTAGGTAGCATACCAGTTTCATAAAAGCTCATCGCAGCATCTTGAATCGCATCAGCAAATTCATTAAAGTCGTCAAAGCGTTGTTCTTTCAGCGTTCCGTCCGTTGTTTTGTACTTGATTCTATGTTCTTCCATAATAATTGAAAACTCTAAAAATATTTATTCGGAAAACGCTAGGCAAAGAACTGACCAACCACAGATGGATTATTCAGTCTACCACACTTCACAATTACATCCACAGAACTGAGTCCTGCGACGACTCCAGAGGGTGCTAAGTATGATAGACCTACAATCGCTATGGGCGTACCATTCACAAGCACTGTAGGGTCTCCTGTAGCAATTACATCGGAGTGTATGTCTGGTCCGATACGAGCATGAGGAATCGTTGTATCTCCAACACGATGAGTGAGTAGTCCATTAATCATTACGTTAGGTGATGCCCCCATAGGAGGTGGCAGATATCCCACTGGCGAAAACCCGGCATGACCCGTAGTAACGTCACTGGGGGCATATAGTGCTGGAAATAAACTCATCGTTCTACTGTATTTGTTTGAATGAAATTATCGAATAAATCTAACAACTCTTGATTGTATTCACTGAAATCTCTATCAATCTTGAAACATTCCGAAGCAAGACCAGGATCTCCTGGAGGAGTATCTGGTACATCATTCAAATCTTCATATATTCTATTTGTATTACAAGGTCCATTCACTAATATATTAGAACATAACAACTTAAAGATACTCACCCAATCATGTTGAGCATCCACGGTCATGTGTGCTACAAATGGAGTTTTCAATGGAATTGAATTAATTGGAGCTCCAAAAGGAGGTGGTGTATATGGTGGATATATTACACTATCTATGACAACCAAAAAGTAAAACCTCATCATGCGAATCTCACTTGGTTTATATTGTATGATATGCTCAGCACATCTCAAATACGGCATCATAACCTCTTCGGCACATGCTGACGTTATAATGTTCGTCGAGAAGAATGTATATGGTGTAATCGCACTTGGTTCAAATTTCTTAATACTTTTTGGATTTAATGGATATTTAAGATTTTTTGCTGGTTTGGTGAATCTTCCTTGTATATTATATCTTGCTACCACATCTGGTTCCTTTAAGACCCATTCACGATCTGGCCAGTTACGATCTGTATAGTATCCAGAGATATTCGCAGTATATGACAAATATCCCGGTCCTTGACCTGATGGACTGCCAATTGGAGCTGGTGGAATAAATGGTTGAGGATTTTGAATTGACACAAAAGGATCAAAGAACAATCCAGGTGCCCACCATGGGGATATTCCAATTCTCAGAGTTTCTGCTAAAGATCTTAAAGTTTTTCCAATTCCTTCTAATACTGGTAATGGTTCCTCCAGCATACACGCAATTGGTCCAGTGATTGTCATCCCACTGATAAACTCATTGGGAAATGTAGGTATCGCAGTCACTGGTAACGTGAAGTTATCGTAGGGCGAAACATAGATCGGGGGAGTCTCTGGTAGTTGTCC